CAAAAAAGACTTAGAGAATAGTGAGGAATTTGTTACAATGATAGGTGACATCCTCTCTCAAATTATTTTAACGGAAACACAAATTGAATCGCCTAGAAAAATCTATTCTGAAGAGTCTGATTTATAATGAAGACTTTACCAGAAAAACAATACCTTTCATTCAAGAGGAATACTTCTCTGATAACGTAGAGAAACTTGTATTCAATGAAGTTCGTGAGTTTCTGGACAAATACAAGAATTTGCCGACACATGAAGCATTGATTATTAATCTCACTGAGGGTAAGAATCATACCGAAGAGCAGGTTCGTGGCGCCATTGAGTTACTGAATGAAATTCATGAGCAACGTAATGAAGAAACCAACATTGATTGGTTGACTGACCAGACAGAAAAGTTTTGTCAGGACAAAGCAATCTACAATGCTATCATGGAATCTGTAACGATTCTTGATGATAAGAAAAGCACCAAAGGCAAAGGTGAGATTCCCAAGATTCTTGCTGATGCATTGGGTGTATCATTTGACCAGAACGTTGGTCATGACTACATCAGTGATTATGAAAGTCGTTTTGAATTCTATCACAGGAAAGAAGAACGTGTTCCGTTTGATCTGGATTACTTCAACAAAATCACCAAGGGTGGTTTGCCTAACAAGACACTGAATATTGCACTTGCTGGTACCGGTGTTGGTAAGAGTTTGTTCATGTGTCACGTTGCTGCTGGTTGTATCTCGGCTGGCACCGATGTGTTGTACATCACCATGGAAATGTCTGAGGAAAAGATTGCAGAACGAATCGATGCGAATCTGTTGAATATTGCAATCAATGATCTCCACGTTATCAGTAAAGATGAATATGTTCGCAGATTCAAAGCTGTTCAGAACAAAGCACAAGGTAAGTTAGTCATCAAAGAGTATCCAACTGCGGCTGCTGGATCAATGCACTTCCGTTCACTGTTGAACGAATTGCACCTGAAAAAGAACTTTCGACCAAAGATCATCTTTATCGACTATCTGAACATCTGCTGTTCCTCTAGAATGAAGATGGGTGCAAGTGTAAACTCATACACATACATCAAAGCTATTGCTGAAGAGTTGCGCGGCCTTGCAGTTGAATTCAACGTGCCTATCGTTTCTGCAACACAGACAACACGAAGTGGTTTCAGCAACTCAGACGTTGGCCTTGAAGATACCTCAGAATCATTTGGTTTGCCTGCAACTGCTGACTTTATGTTCGCATTGATCAGTACAGAAGAATTGCACCAACTGAATCAAATCATGGTGAAACAACTCAAGAATCGATACAGTGATCCTAACGAGAATAAGAAATTCGTGATTGGTGTTGACAAATCCAAGATGAGGCTGTATGATGTTGAGGATATTGCACAGAACATCATAGATTCTGGTCAAGTTGATGACAAGCCTATCAATACCTTTGGTAATCGTGAGCGTAAATTCAACTCAAAGTTCGAAGGTGTTCGTGTATAAATATCCAATAAATGGAGATTTTTATGGCCGCTCAACAAGGCTTCCAATACGAAATAAATGCCGCTAATGTCTTGAAACCTATGGGTCTTGTGCCTAAAAGTTTTAAGCCAGCGGGAGCAGGACATGATCAACCAGATTTGATGCTTGAACATAAGAAAGACAAAGCTGGTTGTGAATTGAAAATCACGGCAGCGTCCGCTGGTTCCCTTGTTTTGAAATATGATGCGAAAGATAAAAAAAGTCCCTGGAAATTTGGCAATGTCAGTGAAGATGATGCTGAAAAGTTCTTTATTAAGAATCTAGCTGAAGAAGTTGGATTATTCAAAAGACTTAAAGCTGAGTGGAAAGAAATTCCTTTCAAGAGAGATAAAGATCCATTATGGGAAGCCACTGCAGGTAAACTATCTCCTCAAAAGAGATATGAAAGGGATAGAGATACTTTTCAAGATATTCGTGGTGAGATTAGTGCAAAAGAAATTGAAGATTATTACAACAAAAAAGATACTTACTATGTAAATGTTGGCACTCACGGTTTCTACTTAATGGGCTCAAAAAATCCCTTAAAGCTGAAAGACGTTCCTCGCTTCGGTACTTCTGCAAAAGCAACTTATAGAGCCAGGGTTCAATATAAAGGTAGCGGCAATTATCAGTTCACTTTTGAAATGCAATTTTCTATACCATCAAGCAAAAAATCACCATTCAACATTGCTCCAGTTGATGGCAAAAGTGTCACAATTATCAAAAAAGATTTAAGTTTAGGGTGTTTTACGTAATGAAATTCAAAGAATTCCTAACAGAGTCCTCAAAAGAAGGCAAGAACGTTCACCTAGAGCATATCGAGGAAGAAGTTCTAAATCGCGGTGTAGCTGGTACGAGAGATGCAATCAACTTTTTGCGATCACTCAGAGACATGCTTGCTGGCAATTCAGACGGCAAGGTAAACATTACCACAAAATGGGACGGTGCACCTGCTGTATTTGCTGGCACTAATCCAGAGAATGGTAAGTTCTTTGTAGCCACAAAAGGCATCTTCAACAAAGATGCAAAGCTGAACTACACCGATGAAGATATTGACAGAAATCATCCAGGTGAAGGCCTGAATAAGAAACTGAAGGTTGCACTAGCATACTTGCCTAAGATTGGTATCGATGGCATTCTGCAAGGCGACATGATGTTTGCTAAAGGTGATATCAAGAAAGCAACGATTGATGGTGTCAAGTATGTGACATTTCAACCAAACACAATCGTGTATGCGGTTCCTGAAGATTCTGCACTAGCTAAGTCCATGTTGACAGCACAAATGGGTATTGTGTTTCATACGGCATACACAGGAAAGACAATCGCAGATTTGAAGTCTTCATTCAACATCGATATTGGTAGAATGAAAGCAACTAAGGATGTTTGGTTCCGTGATGCATATTTCGTTGACGCATCTGGTACAGTCACATTTACCGAAAAAGAGACTAAAGAAATCACAGCTATTTTATCTCAAGCAGGATCCCTGTTCCAAAGAACCAGTAGCATGACCCTGAATCGTATTGCTACCTCTGAGATATTCAATGTTCAGATCAAAACATACAACAACACGAAAGTTCGTTCCGGTGAACACATCAAAGATACAACGGAACATGCGAAAGGACTGTTGAAATGGATTGAAGACAAGCTGAACAAAGAGATTATTGCCGCTAAAAGAGAAGACACTAAACTCAAGCGTCAAGCTGAAAAGAATGAAATCATGCGATTCTATCGAAGCAACTTTGCCGAGCTTGTTAAGATTTTTGATATCATGAATATGATCGTTGATTCCAAGAATATCATTATCAAAAAGTTACAACAGATGCGTCAAGTTACTGGTGCATTCTTACGTACAGATGATGGATTTAAGGTCACGAATCCAGAAGGCTTTGTTGCTGTTGATCGACTAAAAGGTAATGCCGTCAAGTTGGTTGATAGACTTGAATTCAGTCATGCAAACTTCACCGCACAGAAAGCGTGGGACAAATAATGCAGTCATTCAAAGAACTGGTGAAAGAAGCATCTTATGCTGGTAACATCGGCATTATGGAACTTATCAAATTCAAGCAAAAAGCTACACCTGAACAGAAAAAGAAATTTGATGATCATGTGAAGAACAAGCGAACAAAGGATGCTTGGGATATGGTCCAGAAAGTCACTGGAGTTCAGCTACATAAAAGTGTGCATGAAGAAAAGAAGTCTCCTAATCCAGACATTCTGCCACCAGCTGGCGCAGGGCAAGAGGGCACAGACTTGCTAGTCAAGCGATACAAACGAGATACTCCAGGTCAGTAACTAACTCAATTATATTATGAACCCATTGATCACAGTAATTACACCAACAACAGGAACTGCTCAATTAGCTGACGCAGTTCGGTCTGTTGATAATCAAACATACAAGAACATACAGCATCTAATCGTTGTTGATGGAGTTGAGCATTATGAAAATGCACTAGATTCCATTGTCGGATCACGATATGCTAGTATACTCACATTACCATATAACACAGGTCATAGCCAATACAATGGTCATCGTATCTATGGTGCTATGACATTTATTGCTGAGGGCGAATACCTGTGCTTTCTAGACCAAGACAATTGGTACGATGATAATCACATTGAATCGCTAGTTAACCAACTCACAAGAGGTAATGATTGGGCATACTCATTACGCAAAATCGTTGATCAGGATGGCAACTACATTTGTAATGATGACTGTGAATCACTTGGTAAGTGGCAATCGGTGATCGGTGACAATTTTGTTGATGTGAACTGTTTCATGATACCGAAGATGGCCGCACTAGAATTTGCTCCATATTGGTATCGTAGAGCTAGACATCCTAACGATCAACCTGAAGTTGATAGAATTCTTTCGGCATTTATGATGGCCAAGTCGAAAACATTTGACACGAATGGTCAATATACTGTAAACTATAGGGTGGCGAGTCGCGCAGACTCTGTACAGGACTCATTCTTTATTCGCGGTAATAATGCGATGCAACAGCATTTGAAAGGAAACTATCCATGGCGAAAGATTTAATAATTGGTGCATTTAGTAACTACAGCGACTTCAACGTTGTCAAGCCGTGGATTCATTCCATCAAAGAAACTGGCTTCGATGGTGATATTGTACTGATTGCAATTGATGCACCGAAAAGTATTGTGTTAGAGATTGAAGACGCTGGTGTGACTGTTGTTGAGCATCCAAAGCAAGGCAACATGATGATTCACATGATGCGCTTCCTATACATCTACGATTTCCTGAAAAAGTACCATAACAAATATCGCTATGTCATCACTACAGATGTTCGTGATGTGATATTTCAGAGCAATCCTAGCTTGTATCTACACAATCTATATGGTAGCTACAAAGGTATCGTAGCACAATCGGAAGCAATCCAGATTCAGCATGAGCGATGGAATCGTGAAAACATCATCAAAAACTTTGGTCAATACTTCTATGAGGATATCAAAGAACATGAAGTATTCAACGTGGGCATCCTAGCGGGCACAACAGAATACATCAAGGACCTGTGCTTTGCACTATTTCAAATGTCTAGTAATCGTCCCGACTGGGTTGCTGATCAAGCTGCATATAATATGTTGCTGAGTTTCAAGCCATGGAACGAGGTGGCGACATGTCTTCCACTGATGGATGGCTGGGCATTGAATGCACATGTGACAAATAAACCAGACCAGATGGACGAGTTTGGTCCATATTTACTTGAGGATCGTCCATACATGGAAGATGGTGTTGTTAAGAACGCCGATGGTGAGCCTTTCGTTATTGTGCATCAGTACGACCGAGTGCCTGAGTGGACAAAATACTTCTATGATAAGTATGATGTGAAGATTACAACTGAAACTGATACTGGGTCATCTCCTAAGTATTTTACTATTACTACATGAAAGAATATTATGAGCGATTACATTGTAATGAATACTAATCCTGCCAATGAGTGGATTTGTTCAGGTAAAGGACTTCTGCTACTATTGCGTGATAAGGGACCACAGGTTGGTTTGGAGATCGGCTGTGCTGAAGGCCACACAACACACTATTTGCTGAAAAACTTACCTGAGTTGGTGTTGCATGGTATTGATCCGTATGTCAACTATGAAGACTGGAATGGTAGATTCCTGACAGATCGTGTTGACATGCACAAACAGATTCTGGATTACTGTGCTGAGTTCGGTGATAGATTCGTCATGCATCGTGATTTCTCGGATAATATGGTCAATCATTTTGAAGATGACTCACTCGATTTCATATTTATTGATGGAATACACACATACGAACAAGTCACGATTGACTGTGAGAATTACTTCAGTAAAGTAAAATCTGGTGGTGTTTTTGCAGGTCACGATTACAATGTCATCGAAGGTGTAAATCGTGCGGTAAATGAATTTGCAGCCAAGCACGGCGCAGAAGTACAAACTTGTGCAAACGATGTATGGTACTGGATCAAGAAATGAGTGAGACTGTCACAATTGTAACTGCGTTCTTTGACATTGGTAGGTCAAATTGGGAAGGTACTCTAAATGGTCAGCAACTGCCACACTACCTAAAGCGTGACACACAGACATATCTGGACAGATTCAAGCGACTAACTGAGCTAAAGAATCCTATCGTTGTTTTCACCGAAAGCAAATTCATTGACACCATCAAGAGTTATCGTGACGATATCATCTGTGTTGTTGCTGATAACATTTTTGAAGACAACAACCAGCTACTGAGTCGTATCGCACACATTCAAAGACGCCCTGAGTTTATTGCGCATCTGAATCAACCAACGATGCCTGAGTATTGGTCGCCACATTATGTGTTCATAAATTACGCCAAATCTTTGTTTGTCAATACAGCAATTAAGATGGGTCATGTGTCAACAGGCACGGCTGCTTGGTTAGACTTTGGATATGTGCGTGAAGATACATTCTGTCCTGCTGGAATGGAATGGAAGTTCAACACACAGAATCTAATCAATCTGTTCTGTTTCTCCAACCCTGACGAAGCTGAACCTATATTCAATATCGTCAAGACAAATAATGTGTACGTCCAAGGCTGTCACATCGTTGCACCAGTTGAAAAGTGGAAGCAAATGGCAACACTCATGACACGGGCAATAATGAACTACATTGAAGTGGATTTGATTGATGATGATCAGTCCATGTTGCTCATGTCATACAAAATGTCACCGCACGACTTCAAAATCAATTATGTCAATCCTGACTATTGGTTTGTCATATTCAGAGACTTCAATCACACATGAATGTATTCATCGTAACTTCCGCTTTGCTCACACAAGCTGGCGTTTTCAATACAATACAGAGGTTCAACGACACACTGGACACACTGAAATCTATTCGTGAGAAAGATCCAACAGCTATGATCTTTCTCGCTGATATCTCAGTTGCGCCACTTGGTGGAATGATAGATGAACTGCAAGAATATTGTAAGGTTGTGAGTTTCAATGATCATCATGCAGTCAAGATGTTTTCAACTCATGGCATGAAGAGTCATGGTGAAACAGTCATTCTTATGGAAATGCTGAATTTCATAAAGAGGCAAGGAATCGTGTGTGATAGAATATTCAAGTTGTCTGGTAGATATGTCCTTGATGATGGCTTTGACATTTCATATTATACAGACAAGCAAGGACATTATGTGTTTAAGCGCCGCAATGAAACATGGATGAATCCTGTTGTTTCTGGTGCAACACATTGCTTGGACACAAGACTGTTCTCACTGTGCTCCAGTCTAGCTGATGATTATTTTGAAATATTACAGAAAAATCTCAATATTCTTGGACAATTGGACACAGAACATGTGCATTTTTTGCACATTCCAAAAGATAAGCTGGTTGAGGTTGACCGTGTGTATTGCACAGGAATGATCGCCAGGACTGGAGAATTAGTCAGAGATTGACAATTGTTTTTTGCTAAATAGACTATAATGAAACTTGCTGTAGAGGCGGAGTAAATGAAGTTCAGACAATATTTAGAAGAAACAACAGAAAAACATGCGGTCCTTGCGTTCGGACGCATGAATCCACCAACAACCGGTCATGCAAAACTGGTTGATAAAGTCAAAGATGTTGCTAAATCTGTGAAGGGAACACACCACGTTGTTCTATCGCATTCACAGGACGCTGAGAAGAATCCACTCTCAGGTGAGCAAAAAGTCAAACACGCACAACGATATTTTCCTGACACGAATATCACAACCTCCAGTAAAGAACATCCAAACTTTCTGGCTCAAGCATCAAAACTCCACAAAGCTGGCGCTACACATTTGCACATGGTTGCAGGATCCGATAGAACTGGTGAGTATGAGAAGATTTTACACAAATACAATGGCGTAAAAGGTACGCATGGATACTTCAAGTTTCGTGGTATTCACGTACACTCCGCTGGTGAGCGTGATCCTGATGCTGAGGGTGTATCTGGTATGTCTGCATCCAAGATGCGTAGCCATGCATCAAAAGGCAACTTCAAAGAATTCAAAAAAGGCATTCCAAGTCACGTAGCGCCAGAACACGCTAAAGAATTGTATAATGATGTGCGCAAGGGAATGCAAGTCAAAGAAGATTTCCGATCACAAATTCAGATGATCCTATCTGAGGGTGTCCACGATAAAGGCATCTTCAAGGCTGTGTTTCTATCGGGCGGTCCAGGCTCAGGTAAAGACTATGTGTTGGATAACACACTTGCTGGTCATGGCTTGATTGAAATCAACTCAGACAAAGCACTTGAGTTTCTGATGGACAAGAATAATCTGGACAAGAAAATGCCAGAGACTGAAGCTGATGCACGGACACTTGTTCGCGGTAAAGCAAAAGACATGACAGAGTTGAAGCAGAAGCTGGCGCTGTTGGGTCGCAACGGCATCATTATCAATGGCACAGGCGATGATCCCGCAAAGTATGCCAAGATAAAGAAAAACTTAGAAGAAATTGGCTATGAAACTTCTATGGTTGCCGTTGTTACACGCGATGAAATTTCTGCACAGAGAAACGTTGAGCGTGGGCAAAGAGGTGGTCGTACAGTTCCTGAGAATATTCGTAAAGAAAAGTGGGACGCAGTAAACAATTCACGCCCAGAGATGGCTAAGTTGTTTGGCAACAGCTATATTGAATTTGATAACTCTGAAGACTTGCGCACCGCAGCACCAGAAGTGGTCAAAGCCAAGAAAGAAGAGATGAACAACATCTTCAAGACTGTCCAAAAGTTTGTTCAAGCACCACCTAAGAATGAGCAAGCTAAGGCTTGGGTTGCTGGTGAACTACAGAAGAAAGACACCTTGCCTGTTCCTAAGAAAGGCACGGAACTGTCTATTCCACACTCCGCTGAGGGCGAAAACAAAGCAACTGATGAAGCTAGACGCCTTGGGCTACAATACTATGGCTATGGCCGATATGGTAAGAATGGTAAAGTCACACATCACACAGTTCACGGAACTTTGGTGCAGGATCCAACACACGCTGAACAGCAAAAGATGATTAAGAAAACTGCTGAAGTTCCTATGAGTGGAGCTAGTAGCCAAAAGCCTGTGCCCAAGAAACCAGTCAAAGAGTCTATCAACGAAGATTTTCAGAATCTTTTTGAGGCCGTTTCAGTTACTTTCAAAGCTGATACCCCAGAAGAGCTACAAAAAGCAATGAAGATGCTGACTGGCAATGGAGATGCAGAAGTGGAAGAGCAGGAAGTTGAGGAGCACGTGGACCACACAGAAATGTCTGATTCTGGTGCATACAATCTATTGACGCTCGGAAAATCCATGTTTGTCTCCGAAAGTATCAGTGGTGAAAGAACTGCCGTAAAAGATGGAGCTACATATATTGCATCAGGCAACAAGCCTAAAGTATATGCAATACGAAACAATGCTGCTAAAGACGCACACACCAAAGGTGGTGAAGTCGTTAAGACAGACAAAGGTTACATAGTTAAATTAAAGGAGAATGTAAATGTTGAAATTCGTGAAAAGTTTCTTTGTGAAGAGCAAACCGCCAGTGGAACCGGAGCCACAACCATTGCCGAAAGTGGAAGCACCAGCCGTAGTGCCGGAGTCAGCACCGGAGCCACAACCATTGCCGAAAGTGGAAGTTCCGGTCGTAGTAGTACCAGAGCCATTACCGAAAGTGGAAGTGGAAGTTCCAGTGGTAACAGTGCAGGAACAAGTGCCAGTGCCAGTGCCGAAGCCAGCACCAAAAACATCCACGAAGCCAGCCGCTTTAAAGGCAAGCTCACCCTCTCGCAAGCCAAAAACACGTTCAAAGAAGCCATCGACAAAGGCATAGAAACTGGCATGTCCATGGCTGCTGGTGGCGAAGGCATTGGGCGTGACATGGGCGAAATCAATGACAAGAATGGCAAAGTGAATCCTCTGAAAAAGAAACCTGTTGCTGAAATGGGTGGGGATTCAACCACAGCGTCAATTGGTGCACAAAAACAAGATGAACTGGCTAAACATGGCATATCACTTAGCACGTTCAGAGGAAAGAATTACCTATGAAAAACTATAAAGATTTTGTCACTGAAGCTGGGCGCTGCTGGAAAGGCTATAAACCTGTTCCAGGTAAGAAAGCATACTCACCCGATTCTTGTATGAAAGAAGAAACTGTAGTGGAAGCCGCAGTTGATGCTAAAGGACTAAAAAGCTCTACTGGTGGTCTAACTCAAAAGGGTCGTGACTACTACAACAGAAAAGATGGCGGCAATCTAAAAGCACCGGTTACAACACCACCATCAAAATTGACACCGGGCAGTAAAGCTGCTAACCGTCGCAAGTCATTCTGTGCTAGAATGGGTGGAGTGGAAGGTCCGATGAAGAAACCTAACGGAGAGCCGTCCCGTAAAGCTCTCGCACTAAGAAAATGGAATTGCTAAGTGGCACAATTTAATAAAGATATTGGTGCGCTAGATCCGAAGATTTCATCTCGATATGAGGTGATGATGTTGGCTAATAACGCTAATGGTGATATCGTTTCTCTCTCAAATCCTTTACCAGTAACTCTTGGTTCAGAAAATATCACAATTACTGGAAACGTGAATTTTGTGGATACGGTTAATGTCGCAAGTTCGCCAGAAAACCCAGTTCATACACACATTACGGAAGTTGGCACAAGTGGTTTATTGACTGTATCTTATATGCCAATAGGCGGAAATGTTAACATTGGCACAGACGGCATCGTTAGTTTATCGGCAAACACATTGTCAGCATTGGAAAATACCACAGTTACTATCAGCGGCACTCCTACAGTTAACATTGGCACTATGCCTGAGGTAGAGATTAAAAACGACAGCGGCAATCCTATACCTATTAGTGGTAATGTAAATGCTACCCTAACTGGCACCAGTGCTGTAACTTTGGGGGCAGCGGCCACTGATGCGTTTGGACGGTTGCGTGTAAGTAATCCATATACACTGTTCGATGGTGGTCTGCGTTACTTTGACAATACATACAAGTGGGACCAAGTGGACACAGGCTCTGTCACTTCCTCTTTCTTACCTAACGAAAGTTCTATTCTAATGAGCGCTACAGGAGCAGGATCGGCCATTCGTCAGACTAAACAGGTATTTTCCTACCAGCCTGGTAAGAGTCTATTGGTTCTGTTGACCTTTGTTATGAACGCTCCTACCGCTGGCGTTACACAACGAGCAGGCTATTTCGGAGCACAGAACGGCATCTACTTTGAAGTAGCAGACACCACAAAAAATCTAGTTATTAGAAAATACACTTCTGGTTCAGTAGATGACACTACGGAAAAATTCCCTCAAAGTTTGTGGAATGGTGATAAATTAGATGGAACTGGAGCCAGCGGAATAACATTAGATGTAACCAAAGCACAAATCTTCTGGACAGACATAGAATGGTTAGGTGTAGGGACAGTTCGTTGTGGATTTGTGATTAACGGACAGTTCATCGTTTGTCACAGTTTTCATCATGCCAACATATTAAACAAGGTCTATATGACCAGTGCTACGTTACCCCTACGATATGAATTGATCAGCACTGGACCCGCAGCCTCAATGAGAGCAATCTGTAGTACAGTTATGTCGGAAGGCGGTTATAGTAATCGCAGTTTTACCCGTGCCATAGGAACAGCACTAACTGGTAAGGACCTCAGCAATACCGTGTACAGACCATTAGTCTGTTTACGCATGAAGTCAACAGCCCCGGACTCTATTGTAGTGCCCACTGCGTTCGATGTATTTGGACTACAACAAGCAGCCTTTTCATATCGCATTATTCTCAATCCCACATTGACTGATGCTAATTGGACCAGTGCTGACACAGACAGTACAGTAGAGTATGACATCTCTGCTACAGCATTATCTGGCGGCAAAGTAATAACGCAAGGTGTATTTGTAGGATCTAATAAGGGCGGATCCGCTCAAGTTACTAGCAACGAAATAGACTTTAGTCAACAGTTAGGTAGAACTATAGCAGGTGTATCAGACATATGGTGTTTGGCAGCAATAGCCACTACCAACAACGATGATGCTGTGGGCATTGTAAACTGGCAGGAACATAACTAATTAACATAAAACAAAAAGGAAAAACCATGTTCAACGATAAAATTCTAAAATCAGTGGCCGAAGCAGTGAAAGCTGTTGTGGACGAAGCACTGAAAGGCGATCAACACAAGATCGATAAAAACAAAAACGGCAAAGTTGATGCACACGACTTCAAGTTGTTGCGCAAAGAGGAAGCCAAGAAGCCTGCTAGCCCATTTGACTGGAAGAATACTCCACGCCAAACTGCTGAAAAAGGTGAGAAGACTGGCCACGATGCTAAGAAAATCTCCACAGGCACTGTGTACACTAAGAAGTATACAAAAGAAGAAGCATCTCAAGAAGAGTTCAACAAAGAGATCAAGATAGCACAAGACAAGTCCATTGGCAAGAGCAAAGCTGAAGTTGCAAAGCCTGCTGTGCAAGCTGTCAAGCAAGAATCTGTTGAACAACTAGATGAACTGAGCAAGAAGACTCTTGGTAAATATATTAAGGCTGCCCGAGATAATGTGAGAAATAGATCATACATGATAGGACGTGATGTTTCTAAACTTAAACCGTCCCCACAACATGTCCGTAAAGTTAAAAATTCAACTACTGGTATACAAAGAGCGGTAGATCGTTTGACTAAAGAAGAAGTTGAACAAATTGATGAGTTAAGTAAGAAGACACTCGGTTCATACATCAATAAAGCTGTAAGCAGTGTAGCAAATAAAGATTATAATATTGGACGTCTGCACTTTGGCGACCAACCTGAAAAAAAAGCTGATGTGAAACAGCAAGCCCGCGAAATAAAAAAAGATGAACGTGTGATTAAAAAGCGAAATCGCGGCGTTGATCGCGCTGTTAAACGTTTGACTAGAGAAGAATATGAAAACTTAGATGAACTTGAATTTACTGTTGAAGATGTTGAAAACTTCATGCAAACTGAAGAATTTGAACAACTAGATGAACTGAGCAAGAAGACTCTTGGTAAATATATCAATAAAGCCCAAGGCAGGGTGAGGTATGCCGCACACGAGGTAGGTCATCATCTTACTACACTGGAACGAAATCGTAGGACGCCAGGAAACTTCCGTAGACTTAAAAATTCAACTACTGGTATACAAAGAGCGGTAGATCGTTTGACTAAAGAAGAAGTTGAACAAATTGATGAGTTAAGTAAGAAGACACTCGGTTCATACATCAATAAAGCTGTAAGAAGTCAAGCAGATAGAGAGCATAATATTGCAAGCGTGGCGTATGGTGCCCAACCTGAAAAAAAAGCTGATCAGGTTCGTAACGCCCGCGAAATGAAAGCAGATCAGCGTGTGATTAAAAAGCGAGACCGCGGCGTTAAAAAAGCTGTTAAACGTTTGACTAGAGAAGAATATGAAAACTTAGATGAACTTGAATTTACTGTTGAAGATGTTGAAAACTTCATGCAAACTGAAGAATTTGAACAACTAGATGAACTAAAGAAGTCTACACTAGCATCCTATGTCAAGAAAGCATCTCATGATGTTGCACACAAGGGCGCATTGACTCGTCAACATGCTAATGATTCAGAAGCTGCACGTAAAGATTCACGCTACAATGATGCTAGAAAGAGCATGGAGAAAGCAGATAAAACTTTTGCTAAGTCTTGGAAGCGCCGCGAAAACATGGGCAAAGCTGTTGATCGTTTAGCTAAGGAAGAAGTTGAGCAAATTGAAGAGCGTTCATTGACCACCGCTGAAAAGGCTGCATTGGAAAAGAATGTCAAAGGCATGAAGAAGAACATTGCTGGCTTCAAAGAGCGTTATGGCAAAGATGCTAAGTCTGTTATGTACGCTACGGCCACCAAGCAAGCCAAGGGAGAGTAATATGAGAAGTTTCAAGCAGATTGCAAGTCTTGTCCGCGGTGAGGACATTTTGGAAGAGGGTAAAAAGTCTCTTGGAACAGGATGGATGCTGAAGGCTGATCCGAAGTTGGGAAAAGCTGTCAAAGATAAGCTCGACCTTGCTAAAAAACGTCAGGCAACTTATGGTGATAAATCTGCTGGCAAATCCATCAAAGAAGAAGAAACCATTGAAGAAGCTGGTCTGTGGGACAACATTCATGCCAAGCGTGAAAGAATCAAAAAAGGTTCAGGTGAACGTATGCGTAAGCCTGGCTCAGAGGGTGCACCATCCGAGAAGGATTTGAAAAACTCACAGACTAATGAAGAGGTTGAACTGGCCGAAGCTGACGCCAAAGACTATCACTCAGTACATGTCAATGGTCGTCACTGGAAAACATTTGATACCAAGTCTCATGCCGAGAACGTTGCAAAGAAAGTCAAAGGCGCTACAGTACATAAGTATGATGCTGAGAGACTGCAACAAAACTATGGTGCAAAATCTGCGGCTAGAAATGCGGCACGTGGTAAGCAGTGGGATGAGTCTGTTGATGTTGAGCAACTAGATGAAATGCCTGGTGCTAACATGGATACCCGTGCTGTGCATCAACATCTGAAGAAGCGTGGTTGGAAACTTTCGCGCACATCAGGTAGCCACGATGTATACACACATCCAGAAGCAAAGCACCACATTCCAGTTCCACGTCATCGTCAATTAAAGGCACCATTGGTCAAAGGTATTCTGAAACAAGCTGAAATCAATGAGCAAGCTGAATCGGATACCACCGAAAAAACTGAGATGGCCCAAACGCAACTACACTTCATCAAGTATGCCGCTGAAGAAATTCTTGAGTTCATTGAGATGGGTGGTGAAATTGAAGAGTGGTATCAGAACAAACTATCTAAAGTTCAAAGTGATGTAGAATCACTACACTCATACATTGAAGGTGAGTCTCGCCGTACAGGGATGAAGGAAGAAGTTGAGCAGATTGATGAGTTGTCAAAGAAAACTCTTGGCTCCTATGTCAATAAAGCAATGGACAGCGCAAGAGAATTGCCTGGCACCGGCACAAACGCTGAGGCGAGTAAGAAGACAAAACGATACGCTGCTGTTTCTGCTGCTGCATATCGCACACAAGGTCTTGCACCAAGAAAAGGTACTGATATGTTTAAGAAGTACAAAGCTGAGAGTGTTGTGGCGGAAGAAGTTGGTCAAACTAGCAACTCCAACGAGAATCCGGACGCTGGTCGTTTCACATCCGGACCAGCTAAGAAGCCTGCGAAGCCTACACCTATCATTACTGCTGAACAAACTGCAACAGACTTGGGTAAAGAGCGTTATGAGGTTCCATTTGATGGTCCTTATACCAAAAATACAACAAAAGTGACAACAGACAAATCTGGCGCAAAACACACAGCAATGTCTAGAGTTAAGCACCTCGCAAAGACTGCTGCACGTAAACAAGCAGGTCTAAAAGAAGAGCAAGAGCCGGAAGATTCTTTTGAGAAAACAAGCACACCTGCGAAACGTTCACTGTCTAAGACTGCTGGCATCGTAAAAGATTTGGCTAAGAATTCTAAGTCATCTAGCAAAGAAAAAGCTGATACATTCCAAGCTGAACCTGAGCTATCATCACAGATCATCAAAACATAAATAAACAATAACAAAAGGAGTCATAAATGACACTATGGGCAAAATCAGATTCAAGCAACGCGGCACCAAAACACGCAGGCGTTGCAGCTACTAACAATGCAAACGGAGCAACACTGTTTGGTAGCACAACTATCGGTGCATTCACACCTAGACAAGCTGTTGGCATTTTCGGTGTTGACAGTACTGAACAGGGCGTTGCGGCTAATCCAAAAGGAGCACACGCAGGTTGGGTTGTTGTAAAGCAAGGCACAGGTCCTGTTGCAACACTTACAGCGAATGCAAGTTCATACTCACCTGACGGTAACGTATTCTTGACATTCACTGGCGGTGGCACAGGTAACACTTCCGCTAACGCACGTATCGTTACAAACGGTGCAAAGTTGATTACTGGTATTACACTGACAACTGGTGGTAACTACTTGGCTGCACCAACAATCGGCGCGGTGCCAAACTCTAACGTATCAATTACAATCACCATGGGTGGTCGTGTCGGGCGCGAACACACAGAGACTCTTGTTGCTATGGGCAGCATCGGTCAAGCAGGTGTTGCTGACGCTTCCGATGACACAGTGTTTGCAGACAGCTAATGAATTTCAAAGAATTCATCACGGAGTCAATGGATGGTGGAGATGAAGTCTCCATTGACTCAGTAACGCAGGGTAAACTCAATCTGTTGTTGATGGTTGAGCTAACTCAGCCTGTCTTGACACCAGAATCGGGTATCGCAAAGATTCGTAAAATACTTTATCTTGAGGGAATCGCATTTGAGTCCCTTTATGATTTGAACACTGAAGGTGAAGAATTAGCAACACACTTATCTGGCGATAGTTTTCTGTATATTCTGTATTATCCAACGGATGATGGATACTATGATTTTTATGCTGAGATTATGGATGAAAGTGGTGTAGAGCAAGCAATGTCTGAACTGGAAGGGGAAGACGAAAGCTAAAATGTCTTTTGATGATTTGACTAGTGAGAACATCCTACTATATGCAGTCAAGGCTTATGATAAGCCTAATTGCATTATGAGTGAGTTCAAAGAAGACATGAAGCGGTTCAATTATTTGAAGCGCCTGTTCTATCGTTATCGAAAAGAAGGCGAGATGCGTGAGCGTCTTGTCATCAATCACTTGATAGTGCTATACAATGTTTTTGGTGTTGAAGTTGCTACTAGAATGTTGTTTTTCAAGGTACATAAAGAGGATTACCACACACTCAAAACATATCTGCTGTTTCTAAATTACATGCCGAGTGTTGTTATGGGTATTAGAGGCAATAACATCATATCGTCAGACATAGATGTTGACATGAAAGTTGCTGAGGTTCTTAGGGAAATAAAATGACAATAAAAGAAGATGCTCCAACAAACTCTGTAGGTGGTGGTAATGTAGCTGGTATCGGTGTGCCAAACCCTAATATTCCAAATCAAGCTGAACCAGGCATTAAACGTAAGAAGTTTGCTGGTTCTACCGTATTCACTGTGCCATCCAAATCCTTTGTCATGGCTAAGATGCTGAAACGTAAGGGCGCCAGATTTGAATCCTATCTTGGTGATTCTGGTGTGTCCAAAGAGATTGCAGACTATGCTAATGCCAACTGGAAAGAAGGCATTGTGCTAGAAGATGAACAAACTGGTGCAATGGTATACCTGAGATACGGCAGAGGCAACTAAAATGTGGATTTTGCAATGGCTTCCTAACTGGATTTTCTATGCTTGCTTTTTAGCTGGTGTATTAGGTCTTGCTGCAACTTTTGTCATGAAGTTCATTCCGTTTGTATATGTCTATAAGACACCGATACAGATGGTGTCTATTATTTTGATAGCATTGGGCACTTACATGGCAGGTGCAATCAGTAACAACGAACAGTGGGAAGCAAGAGTTAAGGAACTTCAAATCAAAGTCGCTGAAGCGCAAGCCAAAGCTGCGGAAGAGAATGTCAAAATTGTTGAGAAAGTGGTCAACAATACAAAGATCGTTAAAGAGCGTGGTGAAGAAGTTATCAAGTATGTTGACAAAGAGGTTATCAAGTACGACACAAAATTTATCGCTGGCGGTGAGTGTGAAATACCTAAAGAATTCATAATTTCACTGAACAAAGCAGCAACACCGCCGGATGCAAAAAAATGAAATCAATCATAACATGCTTTATGGTATTTCTGTTGGTGGGTTGTTCAACAACTGTGCCCGTCACTATGAAATTTCCAGATGCTCCACTTATGCTGAAACAAAAATGTGCTCCACTGAAGCTGTTAGCTGAGGACGCAAAGTTGAGTGATATTGCAAAAAATGTTACCGAGAATTACAACATGTATTATAGCTGTGCAGTCAAAATGGATGCATGGATTGAGTGGCATGAAAAACAACAAAAAATATTTGAGGTGTTACAATAATGGAACTAACTAAAGACCAACTAAGGAAACTTCTACCGAAGAATCCATACATCGACAACTGGCATGCCGCGCTGTCACAATTGCTGCCTGATTATAACATCAATACACCACAGCGTATCGCAGCATTTGTTGCACAGTGTGCCCATGAGTCTGGTAACTTCATGGTACTCAAAGAAAATCTGAATTATAAGGCTGTAACTCTACGCAAGATTTTTCCAAAGTATTTTCCAACTGATGCTATGGCAAACGAATATGCAAGTAAGCCAAACAAGCAGGAAGCTATTGCTAATCTGGTGTATGCTAATCGTATGGGCAATGGTGCACCAGAAACTGGTGACGGCTGGCGCTATGCTGGCAAGGGCTTGATTCAATTGACGGGCAAGAGCAACTACACATGGTTTGCAGAATCTCTACAAATTTCAGTAGAAGATGCGTCCGAATATCTGTTGACGTTTGAAGGTGCTGCACAATCAGCTTGCTGGTTCTGGGAAACAAACAATCTGAATCAGTGGGCTGACAAGGGTGATATTGTTACATTGACAAAGCGAATCAACGGCGGCACTATTGGTCTTGAGGATCGTATCAAGCATTATGAACATGCGCTCCATGTCTTGGGAGCACACTAATGAACAGTGATGTGAAATTATTTAAGTGGCTAGGTGTATTAATTCTTTTACCTCTAGCACTAGCTATTTTTGGTGGTGATAGATTTCGCTATCCTTGCCAAAATCCAGAAAACTGGGATAAACCAGTTTGTCAAAAACCAGCATGTGATGTGACAAGAACTTGCCCTGAACATGTATTCAAAGGGCAGAGAGACCCTAGATTAGGACCACCAGATGAAAATAAAAATGTTTTGGGAGCAGTTGCGCCAGCGACTTGCCCAGCGCCAGCTAAAGGAGAAGCCTGTGCAAAATAATGTAATGTACACCGAAGAGCAATTGATGGCCCGATTGAAGTTTTTCATCGGCGTATGTCTTGCATTGACTCTAACTGGTATCGTATTTGTTGTGTTGTACTCACTAATTTTTGTGACACAACCACTGAATGCTATCAGCCCAATTGATCAGAAATTCTTTGAGTTGATTGTGCCTATTGCCACTTTCTTGACTGGTACACTATCAGGCATTATGCTTGCTGGCGGCACTAAAGAAGAGAATGATGCAAAGATGGCTATGATGAAGCAAGCACAAGATAATGCTAATTCGGCCGCTAAGAATACTGTTGAGTTTGCAAGAGTACAAGCTGAGCCTGCTAAAGCATCTGTAGCACCTGTTATGAGAGCAGAGACATCTTTCAATGTTGAAGCACCTGCACCAGCTGGACAAGTTATCATGGGCTACGGCGGCAAGCCAGCACCTGCACCTGCACCACAGCCGGAGCTATAATGCTAAACGGGATGCTAGACGACTCACATAACAATTCTCTTAGTAGTAAGAGAGTTGTGACTTTTCTAGCATTTGTGTTATGTGGTACAGCATTCATTGCTAATCTATTTTGGGACTACAAAGTGGAATCATACATGTTTGAGGGTATGATATATTTGACAATGGCTGGTCTTGGATTCACTGCATCTGAGAAATTCGCATCTATAAATAAGAAAACGGAGAAAAACTCATGAAAAAACTAATTGCATCACTTGTGTTGGCTTTTGCACTGATTCCAGCATATGCAACGGACAAACAACCAGAAACTAAAAAAGTTTGCGTTGAAGAAAAAGACGCAAAATCTGGTAAAGTAAAAGAAGTCTGCAAGACAATCAAGATTCATAAGAAACTTGAAGGCACTAAAGTTCCAGAGAAAAAATAATGTCTGACGAAAAAGAGTGTATCGATATGAAAGTGGATGTGGGTGTTCTAAAGACACAGGTTTCATCACTGACTGTGCTTTGTGATAAAATGGACAAAGTTATCGATAGACTCATGGACAATCATGATCGTGTCGTCAATCAAATCTATAATGATATGGAAAAAAGAAAAAGTGACACGGTTGCAGACATAAAGGAGATGCATTCTCGCATCTCCACAGTTGACAGGAACCTATCAGATAAGATAGAATTGACGGAACGCCGTATTATGGAGGAAATCAAGTCACTGAGGGCTGATATTTCCAAGCATAATAAGGAAGAAGATTCCGCGCTAAAAAAGATCCTTGAATGGAAATGGTTTGTTACCGGTGGTGTAGTCATATTCGCATGGCTGGTAACAAATGTTAATCTAGCAACACTAGGTAAACTATTCAATTAGCTTGACTTTTTGGTGGATGTGTATATAATGTATAGCTATGAGTCTGTCCACCGATCTATCATTCGTTCAACGAATCACACACCGTTTCAATAAGTATCAGCGCAAGTCTGATTACCTATTCAACGTCCGTTGTCCTCTATGCGGGGACTCACACAAAAACAAGACCAAGATGCGTGGGTATATCTACCGGCGCGGAAATGGTCTTTTTTACCTTTGCCACAACTGTGGTGAGAGTATGTCTCTTGGTAATTTTATCAAGCGACTTGATGGTACCATCCACAAAGAATATGTCCTAGAGAAATACAAGTCTGGTGAATACAATGGTGTATCAACTCGCCGAACATTGTTTGATGTTCCTGTGACCAGATTTGGTAAGGTAGAGAAAAAGATTTTCGATAATGCCGAACGATGCGATAAGCTACCTGACCAACACTTCTGTGTTTCTTATTTGAAGAATCGTAAGATTCCACTAGAGCATTACAAGAATCTATACTTCACTGCAAACTACAAAAAGTTCTGTGATGAGGTATATCCTGACCATGGCAAAGATAAGATCACCGCTGATGCAAGACTGGTCATACCGTTCTATGATTCATATAACGCACTGATTGGTGTATCCGGTCGTGCGTTGGTGACTGCTGACTATAAGTTGCGCTATGTCACTATCAAGACAAATACCAGTGAGAACAAGTTAATCTATGGCCTAGACCGCATAGATATATCTCAACCCATAAAGATTGTCGAAGGACCGATTGACTCGTTGTTCTTGGACAATTGTGTTGGCTCTGGAGATTCCAGCTTGACCATCACAGCAAAGCAATTGAATGCTGAAAAGACAGTCCTGATATATGACAATGAACCTAGAAATAGAGAAATCGTCAATCTCATGGGCGATGCAATCAAACATGGCCATAACATCGTTGTATGGCCCGACACCGTAGACGGCAAAGATATCAATGAAATGGTTATGAGTGGGATATCACCTGATGAAATAGAAGATATCATAAGTAATAACACCTTCAAAGGTATCGAAGCACAAATTAATTTTAATTATTGGAAGAAAGTATAACATGAAAGCGCGACTGATTAGCTATAGTAAACCCTCCCGTGAGATTGCCAATGAAGGCTTATATGATATGCAAGAACTAATTGCATTTTGTGCAAGAGTATCAAATCCTGCAAACCAACTAAACACAGAAACATCCACAAAACTGATCAATTACTTGGTCAAGAATAAGCACTGGAGTCCTCTGGAGATGGTGTCTGCATGTGTTGAAGTTGAAACTACCCGCGATATCGCCCGACAGATTCTACGCCACAGGTCATTCTCTTTTCAGGAGTTTAGCCAACGATATGCTGATCCAACTAAGGACCTAGATTTTGTGTTTCGTGAAGCGAGGCTGCAAGACACCAAGAATCGTCAAAATTCAATTGAACTTGATATGAATAATGATAGTCATCGTCAGATTGCATATCAGTGGCAAAATTTACAGCGAGATTTAATTCAAAAATCAAAGGAAGTCTATGCTTGGGCAATGGAAAAGGGTATTGCAAAAGAGCAAGCCAGAGCCATTCTACCCGAAGGAAATACCGTGTCACGCATGTACATCAATGGTACACTGCGTTCCTTCATTCACTACATAGAAGTCCGCTCTGAAAAAGCAACGCAAAAAGAACACAGGGAAATGGCAATTGAAATTGCCAAAGTGATCGCTGAGGTATTTCCTTTGGCGCAAGAGTTCGTATCAAAATAATAACAGGAGACAAGATGGAAAGTATCGTTCACGATATTAGAGTGGATTATTCTCGGGATAATCTATTCGATGATTTAGGTAGGAAGCGCCTTAAAGAAAGCTACATGAAAGATGAGGAACAATCACCACAGGAGAGATTCGCGTTTGTCAGCAAAACTTTTGGATCTAATCAAGCACATGCTCAGAGGTTGTATGAATATTCTTCTAAGCATTGGCTCAGCTATTCTACACCTATCCTTTCTTTTGGTCGTAGCAGCCGGGGCCTACCTATTTCTTGCTTTCTACCATATCTCCACGATAGTGCAGAAGGTTTGGTGGATTGTCTCTCGGAGGTAAACTGGCTGAGTATGCTCGGCGGAGGTATTGGAATTGGATTCGCTATTCGTTCTGCTGATGACAAGTCTACTGGCATCATGCCTCATCTTAGGACTTATGATGCATCAAGCCTCGCCTATAGGCAGGGCCGTACTCGCCGCGGTTCTTATGCCGCTTATCTTGATATTAGCCATCCAGATATTCCTCTATTTTTGGATATGAGGAAGCCAACTGGTGATCCAAATATGCGGGCCTTGAACTTGCATCACGGTATCAATATCACCGATGACTTCATGCAATTGGTTGAGCAGGCTATGTTGGATCCAAATGCTGATGATAGTTGGCACTTCCGTGATCCACATGATAACACCATTCGTGATACAGTATCAGCTAAAGAGTTGTGGCAACAAGTCCTTGAAATGCGTATGTTGACAGGTGAGCCATACATCCACTTCATTGACACAAGCAATCGTGCAATGCCACAGTTTCAGAAAGACTTGGGCTTGAAGATTGCACAATCCAATCTGTGTTCTGAAATCATTCTTCCAACAAACAAAGACCGCACCGCGGTGTGTTGCCTGTCTTCCGTGAATCTGGAGTACTATGATGAATGGAAAGATGATCCACTATTCATTCGTGATATCGCAGAGATGTTAGACAACGTTTTGCAATACTTCATCGACAATGCACCAGACACCATCGCAAGGGCTAAATTCTCTGCTATGCGTGAGCGAAGCATTGGTATCGGTGCACTGGGCTTCCATGCATTCTTGCAGAAAAAGGGAATTGCATTTGAAGGTGTGATGGCTAAGTCATACAACATCCAGATGTTCAAGAACATCCATACAAAGGGCGCTGTTGCTAATCTTGAGTTGGGTAAAGAGCGAGGTGAGGCACCTGATGCTGTCGGCACAGGCCGCAGATTCAGCCACATGTGGGCTATTGCACCAAATGCATCATCGTCCATCATCATGGGCAATACATCACCATCCATTGAACCATACCGCGCAAATGCTTATCGCCAAGACACACTGAGTGGTTCTTCACTGAACAAGAATCGTTGGTTGGACAAGATCATTCAGAAAGAAGCTGAGACTCATACAGATGGCTGGGCTGATGAAGTTTGGTCGTCAATCATTGCCAACGATGGCTCGGTGCAACACCTAACATGGATGAATGAAAATGATCGTGAAGTGTTCAAGACTTCTATGGAGATTGATCAGCGTTGGGTCATTGAACACGCCGCAGATAGACAGCCATACATTGATCAAGCACAGAGTTTGAATCTATTCTTCCGTCCAGATGCACACATCAAGTATATCCATGCTTGCCATTTCCTAGCATGGAAACGTGGGTTGAAGACTTTGTACTATTGCCGCAGTGAGAAGTTGGCTAAAGCGGATAAGGTATCAAAGCGCATTGAGCGTGAAATCATCAAAGAATTGGACTTGAGTGCAATCATTGGTGGTGATGAATGCCTAGCTTGCCAATAACAAAAGGAATAAAAATGAAAAAAATAATAATCGGTGCTATGATAGCACTAACCGCAATCGCAAGTTTTGCACAAAAAGAAAAAGCTGGTGTTGCATATGATGCAGTATTGACCAGAGTAATTGATGGTGACACAGTGGCGTTTCAAGCTAACTGGTTGCCTGAGCCTCTGAAAAAGGAATTGAGTGTCCGTGTATTTGGTGTTGATACACCTGAGAAGGGTCATCGCGCAATGTGCCCAAGTGAAGATGCACGTGGTCAAGCTGCAACTGCATTCACTAAGGCACAAATCAATGGGGCACAGAAACGCCAAGTTGTATTGATGGGTTGGGACAAATATGGTGGGCGTGTATTGGGTGATATTTTGCTTGACGGCAAGAGCCTGCGTCAAATGTTGATAACAAATGGTTTTGCCCGTGAGTACTACGGCGAAGCTAAAACATCATGGTGCTGATATGAGAAAAGTATTGAGATTCACCGCATCATGGTGCCAACCATGCAAAGCTATGGCTAAATTGATAGATGGTGTTGACACCAACCTACCGATTGAAGTCATTGATATTGATGAACAGTCTGAATTGGCTGTTGATTATGGAATCAGATCGGTTCCTACACTGGTCATGCTTGATGAAAACATCGAAGTTCGTAGAATGGTCGGCCTGGTGACAAAAGATAAATTAGAAAATTGGATAAAAGAATGACAAAGAAAAATGTAGAATCAAAACTGACTGATGAACGTAGTTCGTTCAAACCATTTTCTTATCCTTGGGCCTACGATGCATGGTTGAAACACGAACAGAGTCACTGGTTGCATACAGAATGTCCGATGATGGAGGAC